AACGAAACATTACAACTTTCAGAAGTAATACACAGACCTATGTCCATGGTGAAGGAAGTAGCAGAAAACGTAAACATTCTCCATACAAACGGTGGAGTATTCCAATCTAATGTTTTCCAATCTAGTGTGTTCCAAGGTGCAACTGAAGTAATAAAACTATTAGGAATTAAACGTGCAGTAAATGAAACAGAACAAATAACAGAGGCAACAAGCAAACCTTTGAACATAGTCAAACGTGTAGCAGAAACTGTCCAACTGGTTGAAGCATATCTTATGAAGATGCCAAACTTCTTGAACAATAACGGAACGTTAGTTCTTGCTGTAAACGAAACCCAGAGAATATTCGAAACATTAACCATGATTAAACATAAGAGATTCATGATTAATGAGACTTTGCAATTATCAGAGGTGATAGCAAGACCAATATCAATATTCAGAAATATAGCAGAGACAGTCCAAATGTCAGAATCTGTATTGAAACCAAAGACAATGTTTAGATTAATTAATGAGACTGTAGAAATATCAGAATTCATAAAAAGAAAGGGTCTAATCAGGTTTATAATTAATGAAACATTACAGTTATCTGAAACAATATCAAGAACAATGAGTTTAGTAAGACATCTTAATGAAACCGAACAAATTGACGAACCAATGACATCAGAGAACAGAATACTCGTGGCACTCAGAAAACACATTAACGAGACAATTCAAATATCAGAAACCAAGAATAAGATACTCGTCCTCATTGGAAAGATTGGAAGAAATATAAAGACAAAGGCTACAAGTGCAAACATAAGAATCAAGAACAAGGCTAAGAATATACGAACAAAGAAGACCTCAAACAACCTAAGACATCCGGGTTCAGGAACATAATCCTTATTAATAATGGAGTGAAAAGGTAGATAATGAGTCAATTCATGAGACAAAGAGCAATTGTTTATGAAATTAAAGTAGGGTCTACCAACGCATTACAGTTCAACGTATATGACGATACAGGTACGACTCTGCAAAATCTTAATAACACAAGTACATATGCTACAGGTAAACTGAAGGTTTGGAAACCTGATGGAACTCTGGTTATTGACGGTGCTTTGACTTTTACTGATAGGGCTAATGGTTTGGTTACTTATGCTGTTTCTACCTCCGATTCTGTTGCAGCAAACGCTGGAAAATGGGAGGGAGAAATAGAATTAAAATCATCAGACGGAACAACAATCACACTACAATCAGAAACATTCACATTCATTATCAGAAACTCTTACTAAGCCTTATATACTATAAATATAATAAAACTTCATGGTAGTATTAGGTAAAAAAGAAGTAGAAGACCACGCATATTTTTCAATGAGAAAGTCACAAATTGAAGCAATGCATACTGAAAGACTTGGTGTTTTTCATGTATCAGATATAATTAAAGATTGTATGAGGTATTCAGCATACAGTAAGATTATCCCAAAGACAATGACAACTGAAGATTACAAGTCGTTGTATATGGGTCAGGTAATCCACTCAAACTCTATGGTTGCCAAACCAGAATATCATGAGATGTTTCTTGCTTATGATTTCGAGGAGGAAAAACCACTAACATACGAAGAAGCCAAAAAGATACCAGAAGACGACCCAAGACAACTGAACATCCTATATGGAAGTATAGATGATGTATTGGAAGTAAACGGACAGTATGTCATATCAGATAAAAAGACCACAGGAAGTATAGATTATTTCATAAAGAAAAGAGACAAGAAACCAAATGAATCACACATGAAACAAATCAACGTGTATCGTAGTTTACTTAAGAAATGTTATGATATAGACGCTAGATTTGGATGTGTAATCTACCTCCCAAACTCTGTTTCAAAGGAAGATAGGGATAAGATTCATCCAATGTATTTCAAATTAGAAGAAATTGAGGAGACTGACAAATGGGTAAAAGCAAACTTGGAGACTCTACAGCATTTCAAAATGACTGAAGAACTTCCAGAAAGAACTAGAAACTATCTATGTGATGGATTCTGTCCTTATGCATTGACTTGTTTCAGTTCATACAATGAATAAGTTCCTTAAATGGTGGTCTAGACAGACTACCACTTGGATTATTATCATGGCTGTAATTCAAATCATTCAGGTTCCCCATATGGTATGGAATGCCGATATGATGTTGGAACAGGGGTATGTTTCTCGAGTTCATCCTGCAATTGATTGGTTGTTATACGGTGTGGATTTGGTTGAAATACCTAGTATACTTATAGCATTTTACCACTATTGCAGCTAGACTTGGAGTAAAAAGAAAGAAGAATAAATACCGGTGCGATTGGTAATGAGATTATATCTTAACGCAAACAACAAGGCTACTAGAACTGCTTTGATTGATTGTGGTGTGAAGAATGTTATGGTTGCCCACAAATATGCATATGCTAGTATAGACACATATCGTGAGAACTTTGACAAAGTTTTTGTTGTTGCAGGTGTAAAAGCAGACGCTGAAAAATACAGGGATTGGCTTAAACCTAACAGAGAGAAATATGATTATGCTACACAATTCGATGTATTTTATGATATGAAATCAACTATGGATTATCTGAAAAAAGAGAGAGATATGGGTATTGACTGGACACTTCCAGTATTACAAGAGAATTATCAACAACATCTTATGCTTTTAAAACCAAAGCCTGACGACTATGTATGTATAGGAGAAGTTAAAGGTAGGATTGAAACGGAAGAACAAATCCGTAGGCTACCCGGAAACTTGAAATTACACGGACTTGCTAAGGGAAAGTATATTGCAAAGAATAGAATGTTTGAGTCACTTGACACATCTGCGTGGATTTCAGCAGCAGTATCTAAAAAGACTGAAGTTTGGAGAAACAACTCATCAGTGTTTTTCGGGGAGAAGGGAAAACATATGAAAGCACAACTACAATACATACTAGAACAATACAAAGACAACTTAGAGAAATGTAACATAAAGAAACAAGACGTATTAGATAACGAATATGATGCATTACTAAGGCTACCAATAGCAGTATATTTTATGCCTTTATGTAAGACATTTAATATCTACGAAGACAACTTTATATAGTATTGTTTTCGATAATGATATATATTGAGTGATGATATATTCAAATTAAAGAAAATAGATAAACGTATCAGAAGATAAAAGAAAGACAGTATCCCCATACAATAGTCTTAAACATTTCAAGAACGCAAGTCTACCTGCATACTGTGACCAATGTATTTACAAAGCAATTGATGAGGGTGGTAATGGTAAATGTCCAAAGTATGAAAAAGGTGCAGTGTGTGGAATCAGAGATGAATTTGGGGAGTATATACAACAACTAGATACAAGAAATCCAGATGACCTTAAAAAATTATTAGGAGAATTCATATCCATAATGTCCGAGAATACAATTATTTCACTAGCCCAAATGAAAATGGATGGTAACATACCTGACAGAAACACAATTTCACAACTTAATATGTTACTAAAGACTATGGCTCAAATGCAGGAACTGCATGGAACCGTAGAAGTTAAAGAGACTACAGAGGTAGATAAGGACGGATTAATCAAATCCGTATTCAAGGAACTTTCAGCAAAGAAATACATGATGGGTGAAAATGACAAAACCGAGTAAAGATGTTGTCGAGGCTCGTGAAGAATTCGTCAAAGAATTCGTAGAATGTGTAGAGAAACCATCAGTGTTCTCAGAGAAGTTTCTAAACCATAAAGTATTCGATTATAATAAGAAATATGCAGATTGTCTTGATAGATACATAGTATATCGTTCAGGACGACAGGTTGGTAAAACCATGACAACCGCCATTAAAGCCATACATTTTGCCTTTTTTGCCCCCCTATTATTGGAAACTGTTGACAAGGAATGTACCATTCTAATCGTTGCACCTACCCAAGACCAAGCAAAAATCATGTATGAAAGAATAAGGACTTTGATAACTTCATCAGAATTTTTGGGAGGATTCATTTACAAAAACACACAAGCAGAACTAGGAATCAGATGGCTTAACGACCAAGGTAAAACAATCATAGCAACCAAGGCAACAGGTGAGACAGGAACATCAGTCAGAGGTTATTCTCCTCATGTTATTATTGTAGACGAATGTTCTTTCATTAAGGAAGAGATTCTACGTGCATTATTCCCAGCAGGTTCTGCGACTATGGCTAGGATTTGGCTTACGTCTACACCTTTCTCTAAACAAGGATATTTTTACAAGGCGTGTAGTAACTCTAAAAAAATTAACGGACAGGTTGTAGATGAGAAAGGACAGTGGACTCAATTTCATGTAAGGTCTTATGATAACCCATTGATTGCGAAAGACCCTGAATATCTAAAGTTCTTAGAGTCTATGACACAGGAACAGTATGCTCTTGAGGTTGAGGGAGACTTTCTGGATATTGGTAATGCTTTGATTCCTCATGAACTTCTTATGGATTCAATGAAAGACATAAAGATGTCAGGAAGTGTTAGAAGATATATGGGTGTAGATATTGCAAGAACCGGTAGAGACGAAACTGTTTATGTTGTAATGGAAGTAGACGATAATAACATAGGGCGTATATGCCATATAGAATATGAGGGTCAATCAAACGTAGTTGATGTAGCAGGTAAGATGGAAGAACTTGTGCAGAGATGGAATGTAGAGATATGCTATGTAGATGAGACAGGTCTCGGGGGAGGATTAATAGACTTAGCACAAGAAAGAAGCATACCAATAAGAGGACAAATGTTCTCACTACACGAAAAAGAGTCAATGTTTAAATCACTAAGAGTCATATTCGAGAAACATCAAATAAGAAATGTACCACAAAAAGCAGTAGAACAGTTCAGCCTAATGTCCAGAGAATATACAGAGACCGGTATCATGAAAGTAAAGTCAGATGGTAAAGATGATTATGCAGACGCTATTGCATTGGTATGTTTGGCTATAGAACACGGTGATGAATGGCACGTTTTGACCATGTCCAAGTCACTCCAAGAGAGTCTTTTCGGATAAATATATAAAGGATAAAACTATTTACTAGTCATGCCTTTCAGGAAACCGAGTATTCTTACTCCAGAGGGTGAATCTGGAGAATGGAAGCGTGTTCAAGGCAGACACGTATTCGTACCTACAACCGAACAATCTGCTGAAGAAGTAGGTCATCATGAAGTAGAAAGATGGCAACATCCTACACCTGCTTATAAAGACGATAATGGTCTTACTGGTGGAGATGATGCACCTAAAAAGAAGTTTCAAAGCGTGGAGGATAACCTAAATGTTAGAAATATTCATGCAGATGGGGCAAAAGAGAGCGAAACTTATATAGGAGAACCGCAAAAAGAAAGTAAGATGGATAAGAATAAAATCGCAGATGTAAAACTTAATGATACTATTAAATATTACTTAAATGGCGAAGAGGGAAAAGGCACTGTATATGCCATGACAAATGATTTCTTTACTGTGAGAAAAGAATCAGGCGGTTATCAAGATATTCAAGTTTCAGATGTATTCTTTGTAGACCAAATCATTACAGAGAACAAGTCATGGGCACATATGCAAGTAGATGAGAGAGTTGAAGTCCTCACAAAATGCAGATGTCCATTATCATTCGTAACAAGAAATTGGGAAGATATTCCAGAGGAGGTTCAAAGTGTTATTAAATCAAATTTTGAATCAGGAAAATATGGAGGAGTTGACACTTCAATTCATTTCGATTCAACTGATGATTATGAAGCAGTACCAATCATTGATGATGAACGTAATTTCAAACACGATAATGTTAAACCAACTACTTCTACTGACGAACCTGAACAAGTTCCAGACTCTTACAAAAGACCAGAAGTAGAAAACAAAGACGGTGAAGGAAAAGGTGATATGGCAACTGCAATGATTGCAGGAGCAAAATCAGAAGATATTGAAGAAGAAAAGAAAGGTGAACAGGATGAAGAATATATCGGTAAAGAAAACGCAAGTATGGGAACTGGAGACAGTGGTTCATTCAACGCAGTTCATAACTCTAGATTCAACTCTGACGATAAACAGAATAAGATTGGTGTAACCAAATCATATAGTGGATATGGTGTTGGTTATGGTCAAGAAAAATTAGAAGAAGAGTAAACCTTTAAATACTATATAATTATTTAGATAATAGTTGAAAAATTCAGAACCTAAACTTTGTATTAATTGTGGTGCTCAACTTCCTTGGCGTTACAAGGGAAGACAAAAAATCTATTGTGGTGACACTTGTAGAAACATATATAACGAACTAAAGAAAAAGAAGGATGAGAAATGAAATACAATTGTCCGTGGTGTGATTTTGAATTTGATGGAGTCTTAGCAGATACCAAAAAAATCTTTGAACACGAAAAGAAACACCAAGAAAATAAACTAGATAGTATTATTAAAAGAAGAGTAGAAGAAACCCCAGAACTTTTGAATACAATGTGTTCTCACTGCGGTTGCAGGGAAGACCATGAATACTCAAAACAAGAGATAGCAAGAGTTTTAGGACAACCATTTGAGGAGGATGCATCTGGTAATGCCATCTGATGAAGACTTTAGAAAAAAACAGTGGGAATCCTTAAGGGATTTAAACAAGAGTTTGTTTGAACAGACTGGAGACAGAATATATGAATCCAGATACGAAGCCTGTATAAGACTTCTCGGGGAAGAAGAACCAGTAAAAAAAGAACCAGAACACTTCAAATAACTTATAAAGGATAAAGTTCTACACTACGCATGAATAAGAAAGATATATTCCTATGGGGAATGATGGGTCTATTAATGGCTGTATTCCTCCCTGCTGGTATAATTCTATTAGGTTTTTTAATTCTAAAGACTATACATGGTTACCTGTATCCAACAGATGAAATGATAGAAGAATCTATTGAAGAAGATACTGGATTTAAGAAGCATGACCTATCAGATGAAGAGGTAGAAAAGGCACGATAAAACTATACGTAGACGGTGGAACTAGGGGTAGTGTAATCTGTCTACATGACCCACAAAAAAATAAGGATATTGTTAAGAGAAGAAATGGTGTACAGCATACGCTGACAAACAATGAGTTAGAGTATCTTGCTGTAATATATGCATTAGAGTATTCTCTTAATCATTACAAATGTAAGACAGTTGTAATAAAGAGTGACAGTCAATTAATAGTAAACCATATCAACGGAACTTACAAATGTAAGGTTGAAAATTTGAGAAAACTTTTAGATAAAGTAGAAAAGAAAATGAGGAGTAATGTTACTGTACGCTGGGTTCCTCGTGAGAAGAATCTTGCTGGTCAACATCTAGAGAAATTTTATTAGGATAAGTTTGTGGTATATTGTTATTCCTAACATGAGAAGGGTCTGACTTGTAATATTCCAAGAACTTTGTAAATAGAACTGCATCACTCTCATACATATCTCCGTTCTTTGTTGATTTAACTTTCTCCGCAAATCTGCGGAATTCATCCTTATCTTCCCAAGTTACAGAAATTGTTGTGTGACTATTTCCACTTCTTCTTCTAGCCATAATAATGTATTATATTAGTTGTATTTAAATCTTGTCGGGAGAAAAAAGATACCACTAATGTTATATACTATAATACCAATAATCTAACCATGCCTTTAGAAAGCAGATATCCGGGCACTTGCAAACACTGCGGTGTCTCTTGGAAAGTAGGAGAACAAATCCACTATTCAAAAGACCCAAAAGTTACTTGCACATCTAAAGAGTGCTTTGATACACAAAAAGCCAACGCTCCGGCTAGTGGGAGAGAGAGTTCCTACCAAAGACAAGCAATTACAACTGTTTGTCCAGATGTAGAAGTTCCTGCTCCTATGACCGAAACGATGGAGAAAGTCATTCAAGGAATAGCAGCTTCTCATAAAGCAGTCAAGATTCTATATCCTGACTTGGATGAGAACACACATACTTTCGGACAAATCCGAAGTAAATTAGTAGACCAGTTATTCTTTGCAATGAATAGTAAAAGTATCTAGACATTGCAAAAGTGTTATATACTTTTATCCCTTTTTTCTTTTTATGACTGGAAACAAAGTTTGTAATAAATGTGGCAAAAAAAATCTCGGTTGGGATTATGACTTTAACAAAAAAACTGGAAAGTGGAAACTAGAGAATCATAAAAGACAGGACGGTAAATGGTGTAACAAACCCCCCGAGAATAAGTATAAGATAAGAAAAAAGTGGGAAGTATTTCCTTGTTTTGAGTGTGGTAATCAAGGTATGTTTACAAATAAAAACGACTTAGATAACCATATGAAATGGGGTAGCCATGTATCTCCATTGGATACTTTGATAAAAATGCAAGGTACTTACTACATGATGGTTCCGTATTGGGTAAGTGATAAACACTTTGCAAATCATATACCTTCATGGTTGAAAGACCAAGGAGAATACGGTTTGAATAAACTTAGAGAATATGTTAAGGAAGAACCAAAATACAAAAAGTATCTAAAGATTGCAGAAGAGTTATATACTAATACGGAGTAACGACCTGTATGTTTAGTAAAAAAGTTACTATCACATTGGACAAGAAAGATGATGATATTCATCTGGAACCTCTAAGTGATATACATATAGGTCATGCAGGGTTTGATAAGGAACTCTACAAGAGTAGAATCAAAGCCATAACAAATGACCCAAGCAGATACACTTTATTTTTAGGAGACCAAATAGATGCTATCACTACATTCGATAAGCGTTTCAATCCTGATATGTCTATTGAACATGACATAGATAATCAGAGATTATTGTGGGAACAATTAACCTACCCATTAATAAAAAAACATACCGACTCTATGACTTCAAAGAAAAGGAATGAAAAGATTTGGGGTTTACTACATGGTAACCATGAGTATAAGATACCAACGATAACTCGTTCTTATCTCGAGAATCATTTCACCACACCTAATGGAATTAGTTTCTTAGGTAGTAGGGCGATGATTGGACTTGAGATAAAACACAAGTCTACAGTTCTTATGCAATTGACAATCCTAGCCATTCATGGTAGTGGTGGTGGTAAACCTGAAACTATGTTTGAACAAATGAAGAAGAATGTCTATGCAGATATTTTCCTTTGTGGACACTTGCATCAAAAGAGATACGTTCCTCAAGTAGCAAACGACTTTGACTTTGAAGAGGGTAAGAGATGGGAGCGTGATATCCACTTGGTCAATGGTGGAACATTCTGTCATACATTGGTAGATAATGCTGATGGTTATATGGACAGAAAGAATGAGGTTGTATACTCCCGACCCGGAACTGCAACCTTAAGCATTAATGCATACGGAGGTAAAATCAATGGGCATATCTAAAGTGCGGAGGAATAAAAAACTAGCAGAAAACCCCATAGTAAAAGAATACAGAAAACCCCCTACACAGCCTGAAACAATAGCAAAATGGGTAGCCGACTCTGAGGGAGACTTTATCACTAATGATGTAGTCAAGGCATTCCCAAAGTTCAACCGCAGGGTTATCGAGAAAGTCCTCAAACGTTTCTCTGATAATAACTATATAGATTCCAGAAAATGTGTATGCGGTTGTGCAAATGTCTATAGATTAAAAGACACACCTAATGCTCCTGAGTGGACTTAGGATTTTTCTTTTTATTTTTTGAAATATATTCCACTAAACTTATAAACTAAACTTACATAACTGTCTCTATGCATATTACAATTCATGTTGATGGTTTGGATAATCCTCTCTTCCTATTGCAGAAGCAGGGAATATTGCACACCAATTAGAACAAAAGGGTAAGACCTTTAGACTAGGTAAGACTGTCTAGAAATTCCTTTATTATTTTTTTGAAACCTACTTAATTAACTTAATTAACTTACGTAACATTACAAAATGGTTATATACCATATACACTATTTATTATTATGAATTTGGAAAAAGGTACGTTAACAATATCATTAACTGATGATAACAGGGGTTCTTTTAAAAAACTTGATTTCATCAGACCAAACCACATTTCATTCTCACAGTTTCTAGGACTGTCAGCCGAAGAATATAGTGAGAATCATAAAGAGGGATTCATGAAGATTACTGACTTTACAAATAAAGATGTAGTTCATGTTCCTCTCTTTTTTGCGGAGATAGATAAATGGAAAAAACACATAGAAAATATGCCAAGAAGTGACATAAAAAAATTCCAACAAAGACTTCAACAAATCAATAATATCATGAACAAAAAAGTTCAGGAGATTATAAAATGAGTGAAGAAATAAATTACACTGACTCTGCTATGAGAGACAGACTTGTAAAAATAATGGAATCTAAAAAAGAGACAATTGAAACATTAGGAAGTATTACACCAACAAGCAAAATATCTATTAATATCAGTGACCCTGATTATGTAGATTATTATCTATCAGATGCACAAAAGTTCAGAGCAGAATATAAGAAAGCAGTTTTTTATATCCTAGGACAATTATATCCTGACATACAGGTTGATTTTGCGTTCAGTGATTTACAGGTTGACTTTACAACTGACGATACAATCATGTTACATGACATCAATCCTACACAACATGAGAACGCTCCTATTACATTCAACTGTGATGTTATAGCAGGGGATAGTTGGAAGACTTACATAAAAGAAGCAAAAGTTCAATGCCCAAAATGTGCAAATTCAGAGATAGTAAAATCGGACTTTGACAAATCATTCCCAAAAAAATTATGTAAAAATTCAGGATGCAAACTATGTAAAATGGAAGTAGACAAACAATCAATCATAACTGGATATGTTCAAACAATCGTAATCCAAGAACCATTGGAAGAAGCCAAGTTTAACAACCCTGTAAACTTTGAAGCAAAGATTT